TATTGCTGTCTCCATAATCCTAGCGATTTCTTGTGCCTCGTCAAGAGTTTTGACCGACATAGCAATCTCGTCGTGGATTTGCACCATTGGGATGTGCCCCGCTTTGTACAGGTTGACCATCGCTTGCTTTGTCATATCCGCCGCCGACGCTTGGATGAGCCTGTTCATCGCCTTATAAGTGAACGCCCGCTTTAGTCGCGTGGTTGGCCCGTAGGCGTCCACAGCCTCCTTGTACGGTAGTGCCTTGTTCATTGCGAACGTGTCAGGTTCCCAAAGCTCGAACCGCGCTTTACGGCCCGCCAGTGAGCGCAGAGAGCCGCCCGAAGATTTCTCGTTCAACCGGTTCATCACACCGCGCATCAATCCTTTAACGAACGGCACACGCTCATGGTACTGATGAACCAGTCCCTTCGCGTCTTCGACCGGGATGTCTAACTGTTCTGACAGTTTGTTAACGCCCATGCCGTACATCATACCAAGATTGATCGTCTTGGCTTGCTTTCTGGGAATGTTAGCCATCTCCGCGACCATTGTATGGAAGTCCGTAGACGGGTCTTCGTTGTACGCCTTAACAAAGTCCGCCGCACCGTCGAGCGGCACCCCACGGTTGCGCCCATAAACATGAGCGTAATGCACCAAGATGCGTGGTTCTTGTTGCGAGAAGTCAATGGCCGCCCACTGTTCGCCTTCTTCCGGGAGAAACAACGAACGGATCATAGGGCCAAGCTCTGGGTCGCGGGCCGGGATTTGTTGTAAGTTAGGGTTGGACATCGAAATTCTGCCCGACACTGTACCACCATCGTCCGAGCGGATTTGGTTTATGTGCCCATGTATTCTGCCATCGGTCCGGCAGTGCTTCATAATGGAGTTGATAAATGTACCGGATGTCTTGTTTAGGTTCCGTGCTTCAACAACAAGTTTCGCGAGCGGATGTGGGTGTTCCGATAAGAACAGTTTCGTAAAGCTCGGGGCACCTTTCTCGGTCTGGGGGTAGTTGATGTCGAGTTTATCAAATGCTTTAGAAAGAGATTGCGCCGCCCAGATTTCTACATCGGTCCCGGCCACACGCTTAATTTCCTGCATCACACTTTTCTCGCGCTTGAGCAGGGCGTCCCGTGTTCTCTCGACGCGGTTCGTATCCACACGAACCCCTCGCCATGTCATATCAACAAGACAGGGCAGTAATTCTAACTCAAGGTTAGCAATAGGCCACAGGTCTTCGCGGCTAAGTTGTATAGAGAGATAGCTCCAAAGCTCTAGGGTTAGCTCGGCGTCAGCTTCAGCGTATGGGCCCACATACATCGCGGGCATCTTCCACATCTCGGCTTTGGGGTCGATCCCAAACTCACGAGCCGCCGCCGTTAATCCTTTTTCGGATTTTGTCTTGTTAAGAAGATCGTAGCATAAAGCGTTTAGGCTGTAGCTAAACCGGTTCTCGTCGAGCAGTGCTGCAACCAGCATGGTGTCAATTACCCGGCCATTCATCTGAAAGCCCATCGCTCTAATCCAGCCCAAGTCGTACTGGGCGTTGTGCATTACCTTATCGGCAGGGCACTCGAACACTTTCTTGAGCCACTTGTTAACGATTTTCTCGTCTAAGTTACCGCCGCCAAGGTGACGGGTGGGCAGATAGCAAGACCAACCGTCTACTGCAACGGCATAGCCAATGACTTCGCCGTCCTTTGTAGGCCAGCCGGGTCCGTTCTTTTTAAGGTTCGGGTCCCGTGTTTCCACGTCAATTGCGATTGTACGAGCAGACGTGATGTCTGGAAGCTCCAACGGCGGAACCCACTCACTTTTAGGGGCGAACATAGCCATTTGCAAATTTGCCATTAGTTTTTACTTCCTCAATAATTTTATTTACAGGGCGTCCGTCTTTTTCGACAAACTCTGCTCCCAATCCAGTGTAACCGGCTTTATCAATCCACGAGTCCTCATGGTCAATTGTCTCGACAAGACGACTGGTTTTTACCCAATCCATCATTAAAGCAACGTGGGCCGGGGTTAGAAACCCGTGGCTCTTTAGTGCCCCGTTCATAATGATGTTCCACCCGTCAGCGATACGCCCATGGTTTTCGTAAGCGTCACCATAATCCTTGGCGCGTTGGCCGTTAATCAGTTCTTTAGCTTTGTCTAATACTTCATCACGCTTCATTTTAATGCACCACTTGGTTAATGTGACCAGTTACAACGTAATCGTTTAACTCTTCATCCCACTCAAGAGTGAGGGCAGGCAGGTCTTCGTCCGAGGTAGTTAACCACTTTGATCGAACACGGTAGGACTCGATGTCTGAAACAAACCCCTGCTCATCAATCGCTTCCACCATACCCTTGTACTGGGTCCATGTGACTTTCTTCATGTCTTCTCTCCTTCAAACAAATCGCCCAGCGCTGTTGTGCGAAACAACGCAGGCTCTCGGGCTAATCGTTTCATTTGTTTTGTTTTAAAAAACCCAAGGTATTGTGGGTTGTTTATCATAAACAACCGCGTGAACAGGGCAATGAAGTCGTTAGATATTTTGTAATCATTTCCCCGGGTCACTATAGAACTTTCCCACCGCACTCGGTTGGCAATTAGCCACCCGCTTAACCTCAAATGACCTCTGGAAATGGCCTGTAGGCTATATCTTTCAAACAGTCTGTAAAACTCAGGGTTCGAACGGTGCCATTTTAACCATTTTCTTCCTAAACGGCTTTCGTTTAACATTTTAAAAAACTCTTCCTCACTCATAAGTCATAGCTCCTTGACATGTCTTCTGCATCGACAATGTATAAATTTTGCTTGGTCCGTGTGATGCCGACGTAAAACACACGGTGGGTATCGTCTGGGTTAAGCCTCATTGCTTCGTCCGCTGCGGGACTAAGGTCCGTGAACAGTACAACGTTATCCGCTTCTCCGCCCTTTGACCCGTGGATCGTGGACGACGTAATCCGGGGGACGCCATTAAACTTCTCCCCTCGTCGTAACAAAGCCGTAACGTAGGCTCGGTCCGTCTCGGGTAGCTTGTCCATAGCCTCGGACCAGATCATGTCCTTTGTAGCAAGAAGTCCGTGGTTAACAAACAAGCCTTGAATGTTAACCATGTCCTCGTCTTCCATCCCCGGCAACTTTTTATAGCCCCGTTGGACGCGCTTGCCGATAGACATGAAGTTGTAAATCTTACGAACAACCTCGCCGGACACTTCTTTCCCCGCCCTTAATTGCTCCCAGCCGTTCACTGCGTCGGATATTTTCTCACTGATCGAACGGTGTCCACGGTGGGTAAACAGGTAACCCCCTGATTTTAAATCATTTGCTACGGGGCTCAACTGATAACCTGCTTGCGCTAGGATAAGCCAAGAGCCGTGCGACATGTCTAGGGAGTTTACGGAATTAATCCGGGTCACGTTACCGGGCTCACTCTTTGCCTCGTAGCTCTTGGGAAACCTGTTTGCAATTCTACGCACGACATTCTCTGCCAGTTTATGTACGGATTGCGGAACGCGGTAAGACTGCGAAAGTGTCTCTGACCCACCCGGCAAAGTAATGAACTGGTCTACGTCAGCCCCTGCCCAGCGGTAGATTGCTTGGTCATCATCTCCCGCCGCGTACATCCGGTCGGAGTTTTTATCTAGGATATGAGCAATGTCCCACTGAAGAGGGCTCAAGTCTTGTGCCTCGTCTAGGAAGCACAGGTCGAACTGCGGGCAATACTTATCGGACTGGCGGATAAACTCGGAGAGCATGTCAGTAAAATCGTACATACCCATCTTGTCTTTGTATTCGCGCAGGCAACTATCGACGTAGTTAACCGTGTTCCAATCCTGTTCGATATTGCTGATGTTGTATTGCTCGCGCAGTCCCACCTTCCGCAACCGTGCTAAGTTAATTAGCCCAAGGATAGGGTCACTTCCCGCCACCATGCTTGGGACATCTTCATCAAAGCTTGTGTTCTTGGACCCGCCTAACACTACGTTAATGGCCGTCCCTAGCTCCCGGTAGTTAGACTCTTGCATAACTTGCTCTGGGCGGATGTCAGTCATTGTAAGCGCCAGAGAATGCAGCGTCCGGAAATAGGCTAGGTCTTTCTTCGGATCAAGGTTAAAGCGCACAGCGGCCCGCTCTTGGGCCTCGTTAGCGGCTTTGCGCGTAAAGGCTAGGAAGGCAATTCTGTGCGGGTGAACGCCCTTCTCAAAGGCATCGTCCACCATGTTTAGCAACGTCGTTGTCTTACCTGTACCCGGAGGTCCAAATATCCTAAACATCTTCTTCTTTCTCGCGGGAATAGATTTGCTGCACTCTTTGCTTAGAGATGCCAAACCACTTACCAACCGCCGTCTTGGTTAGCCGTTGCTCATCAATAAGGCGTACAATCTCTTTGTTTCGCAGTCTTTTGATTACATGGCCTTCTTCTAAATCGTCAATGGTCAAAACGGGGCCTCCTGTTGGGAACCAAACTTAGGTGGTTCGAGGTCTATGTCTGCACTTTCAAACGACGGTATCTGCCAAACTCGTACAGACCTTCCTTTTATCTTCAAGACAACGCTCTCTCCGTTAATGTCCCGAAGGCGCTGGGCTATCTTGTGAGATTTATATTCGAAGAACTTATTCTTTTTAAGGAAGTTCTCAAAGTCTTTAAGACGGAAGTATGTTATCCCCCTCTCCTCATCGGTCCAAGGGCGACGGAGCAGTATCTCTTCTTTATCTTGCGCCTGCTGTAGGTGGCGGCAGAACTCTTCGAGGTAGTCGTAGAATTGCCCGCTGATGCTTGCGTCTTGTGCCACTTCAATGATGGCGCTTTCGTTATCGCGCATCTCGTTCATCAACGTACTGATGCGTCCTTCCCACTGGTTCTTGGCAACCGAGCGCGGCATGAAGTTAAGCTGCTCCATGCAGGCTCTTTGGAAGAAGGGCTGGCTCATAAGACCGTCGGTGTCTAACTCAAGGGGCTCGCCGTTAACGTCCATAAACCAGACAGGCGGTGTCGAGTTGTACTTACGCAGGTTGGCTATTGTAGCCCCTGCCACAGCCGCTCCTATGCCAAACTTACGGGTTCGGCACAGTTCCTTGTTGCAGTGTGAATTGATTGGAGCGTCGGAACATTTGTAAGCGTAATCTTTGCGCTGTACTTGCTTTGCGACTATGTTGACCTCTGGCAACGGCAGTGGCGGAGACAGGTACTCCATGTTGTAGCGTAGTATTTCTGATTCCCAACTGTCCGGATACGCTTTGCGTAGATAAACCCCGATGTTGAATAACCCATTATTTCTCCCGCCTTCGCTAATCCTTGCTTTGCAAAGTATTTGCAAGCACGGCGGGGCGTCCTTCATAAGGTCAGCTTCTCCGCCACCTACTACTTGTAGCTTAACGACTTCTTCTGGAGTTTGGACATATCTTTCGTATAATTCTATAAACTCTTCGATGGTAGCCGAGGTGCCGTCATCAAGAAATGCGTACCGCAGACCGTTTTCATGGTCATAGTATGGCAGGTTAAGAAAGTTACCTACGTCACCACGATCTAAGTGCAGCTTAATTTGCTTTGGGAATATTTCGCTTTCGCCGTAACCGAGAGCCGCGGACAAACTTTGCAGAGATTTCTGCATGTCCTTTGCTGAAACCCATTCTTTAGAGAACAGGAAGCAGTGCGCTCCACCGGATTTAGAACGGCATACGACTAAAGGTAACTTCAGCCGACGTATCTTTTCAACAAGCAGTTTGTGATCCAGCGGATATTGGTCGATGTCGATACATCCCCAAACGCACATGTTATCCTCGTTAATCGGGATAATGCCGAGGCCAGTACCACCACCGGAGAGGTGGCTTTCCCAAAGCTTCGTGGTCCGTGGTGCTTTAAGAACACCTGCTTTACCCTTGGCCTTACCGTTAGAACCGGTTGTTTCTATCTTAAAATAGCCGTGAGCTTCTTTGAGGCCATCAAAGATAGCCATAAACTTTTGTATTGACATGGATGCCCCCTGCGGAAAAAGAAGTGGCGGAGCCTAGACCCCGCCACGTTGATAACTTAAAACGGTATTTCGTCTTTTAGCACTTCACCGCCCGCAGGAGCCGGTTTGCTATCGTTACTGCCTTCTTCCGTGTGCTTCACCACCACATCACCTGATGAGATGCTTTCAGCAAATGCCTTACCACGGTTATATACATTGGCGTCTGTCACAGGACCTTCAAGTGACATCTCCCAACCGTGCCAATCACCCTTAGAATTACCTTCGGGCACAGTTTTCATATGGTAAACGTGTGACCAACGAGGTGGGGTAAACGGTCCGTTCTTACCTTTAATGGACCGAGACATCATCATGCTATTCCATTTCCGCGACTTTTTAAGTTGCGTAGACTTCATGGCAATCAGCGCCGTTTCAATACTATCGTCTTCGTTTATTAGTAAAACAAAGTGTTGCGCTGTTTCTTCGATGTAATGACCGGAACCGTCGGTCAGGTAATCTTTGTTGTCACCGTTCTTATCAAAATCGCGAACAGCTTCTGGACGTGTTTGACCGGGCTCATATATTGCCACCGGACCTCCGGAGCCTTCACCTCTTGGGGCCCATTGAATGAACCTACGCTGATAAGAACAAGGTATAACCCTCACACCTTCCTTACCTTTGTAAGCAACTCCTGTAACACTGTTGTAAATGTCACCCTTACGAGCCGTTTCATGGGTATCCAGTTCGGAGTTATTACCCGAAAGGACTTTAAGGAAAGGAAGCGCTAAGTCTTCTGTCCCCAAATTCTCCATGCCTTTACCGGCATCGTCTTCAAACATAGAAATGTCAAACGCTGTTACTTCTGTGGACACTTCTGTTTCCGCTACTTTAGCTACTGCTTTACTCATCTTATTTGCTCCTTTTAATGACAGCACGTTGACCTACGAACGCACCAAATAGTTCCATTGGAAAATCATCACCAGCCTCGACGCGCTCTTTTACAAAAGCCTTTAACGTCTGAGCGTGAACTGCTGTTTTTTGTTCAGGGACATAACCCTGTTGCGCTGCAAAAGCCGCAAAAGCGTTTGCCTGATCGTCCTCGCCCCGCCCAAACTGGCACTCGACAGTGTTTTTAATAATGTCATCATACCCGTTGTCACGCAGCCATTCGTAGGCTTGTGGTCGATTATCTACGCGGATTGAAGCCCCGTAGGTTGCTTTGACCTCAACGGTAGAACCGTCATCTAAGGAAAAAGAAGACATGCCAATCTCTGCGAGCATTGAAGGCATTTCGTCGTCGGTAAGTTTTCTGAGCTTATCTTTAGAAGCCTTGAGGTCTGTCTCAAGATCGTCAATATAAAACTCTTCTTCGCGGATTTTTCGGGCCAAGGCGGCTACCGAGACAAGGCCCTCCTGATCCACCTTGTCAACTAATGAACCAGTTTGACCTGAGTCCTGCTCCATCATCTTTAGTACGTCATCGCTCATCGCGTTTCTCCTTCGTGGTTAAAGGCACCTTTCGGGCCTTGACAAATATGTATATGATCTTATAACTAGCCCAAGTCAAGTAGTTATTTAATGGGGGGCAAAATGCACGGATTTAAGTTTAAGACGGAACCATATGACCATCAACGCGACGCGCTGGAAGAGTCGTGGGCCGCGGAATATTATGCGTTGTTCATGGAAATGGGCACAGGAAAAACCAAGGTGGCCCTTGATACTATGGCCTGTCTCTTTGAGGCGGGTAAAATCAACAGTGCCTTGGTAGTAGCGCCTAAAGGTGTCTATGATAACTGGGTTAAAAACGAGATACCGGCTCATTTGCCGGACCGTATTAAACGACATGTAATGCGTTGGACGCCCGCCAGAGGGGCTAAGAAAGAACGACTGCTGACCGACTTCATAGTAGATAAGTACAGTGGTATTAAAATCTTTGTTATGAACATTGAGGCTTTCTCTACGTCACGCGGGACCGATGCCGCGGAAGCTTTCTTGTACCAGAACCCTGAGAATATCGTCATTGTAGACGAAAGCACAACCATCAAGAACCGTAAGGCTTCGCGGACCAAGAACATCACACGATTACAGCGCTTGTCTAAGTACCGCCGCATCTTGACGGGTTCTCCGATTACCAAAAGCCCCTTGGATTTGTTCAGCCAGTGTGACTTCTTAAAAGAGAAAGCGCTGGGCTTTAACAGCTTCTTTGCCTTTCAAGCACGGTATGCCAACGTCCAGAGAAAAACGATGGGCCACCGTAGCTTCCAACAAATTATAGGGTATCGCCGGTTAGACGAGTTGTCTGTCAAGCTTGATACCTTCAGCAACCGGGTCCTAAAAGAGGACTGCCTAGACCTGCCAGAGAAGGTTTATCTCCGTCGTGAGGTAGAGTTGACTGCCGAGCAGGCCCGCTTGTATACTCAGATGAAGAAACTGGCACTAGCCAAGTTTGAAAGTGGAGACTTAGCCACTACTGCAAGCGTCTTGACGCAAGTCATGCGTTTACACCAGATATGCTGCGGGTTTTTGCAGCCGGATGAGGGCGAGATACAGCCTCTTGCGAACAATCGCTTGAGCGAATTACTCGACATCTCCGATGAAGTACAAGGTAAAGCAATCATTTGGGCGTCATGGACTCACGACATCCAACAGATAGCCGATGCCTTGCGCGACCGTTTCGGGCCCGATTCGGTCGCAACTTATTATGGCGGTACGCCGCAAGACGAGCGTCAAGATATTGTCACGAAGTTCCAAGACAAAGAAAGCCCGCTTCGGTTCTTTGTGGGCCAGCCCCGGACGGGTGGATACGGCATTACGCTAACTGCCGCTAATACAGTTGTGTACTACAGCAACAGTTATGACTTGGAGATACGCTTGCAATCGGAAGATCGTGCCCACCGCATTGGTCAGACAAACAAGGTAACTTATATTGACCTAGTTTCCCCGGGGACTATTGATGAGAAGATACTTAAAGCGTTACGTCAAAAGATAGACATCGCGGGCCAAGTCCTTGGGGAAGATGCCAAGGACTGGCTGCTTTAGCGAGGGCCTTTTTCGTAATCATAGGCGGCATATTGTTTGTAGAAAGCATCTCCGATGCCTTCTTGCGCCGCTTCTTCGGGATTCATTTGCCGTACTTCCGGTCTCATAACGGGTGCTTCTGGCATTGGAGCTTCTTGCGGTTGATCCGCCATAAGGTATTCGCTGGCGGCTCTTTGCATAGGCTCAAAATCCGGTGTCCCCAGACCTTCGGGTCGGCTCGGTGGCTTACTCATAGGGTCTTCATCCGGGTTCATTCTAAAGAAATCGTTTGTATTTGGC